ATTAGTTCGTCTTACAGAACCCGCTGACATCAGAGAATTTTCCCTTACCGCTACAATTAAACGCAGCTACGGCGAAGAAGCGGCAGCATACGATATAGATACAAAGAAAATTCTGCGTAAGAATAAATGGAACAAAGATTTTTCTCAGGCTCCCCCTACGATTCTAGGCCCTTATTGTGAAAAGGATGTTGAATATACGTGGAAATTATATCAAGATCGTTTAGTAAAACTAGAACGAACTAAACAAACAAAGATTTTTGATTTAGAAAAAGAACTAACGCACGTTTTATACACAATGGAAAAGCGTGGGGTACGTGTAGATAGCGAGTACGCACTGGAATCGGCAGGTAAGATTTTACAGAGACAAGAACAGATCAAGGAACGTATTTTTGAAACGGTTGGTCGTGAATTTTTACTTACAAGCCCCGTTCAAGTGGGTGAAGCCTTTGAGTCATTAGGGGTTGAATCCTCCGTGCGGACATCTAAAGGTAACGCATCGTGGGGAGAGGAAGCGTTAGCACAGATAAATCACCCTGTAGCGGGGTACATAAGACAATATAGAACGCTAGATAAACTTAGAGCGACTTACCTAGAACCGTATTTTGATAAGGACTTAGTGCATACAACATTTTGTAATTGGGGAACATTAACGGGGAGACTTTCATCGAGAGACCCAAATCTTCAAAATTTACCCCGCACTCATTTTAGACTCTCTGACGAACCCTTGACAACAGAGGAACGAGAAACGGTACGTGGAAGGATTTCTGCGGCGGTTGCGTCGAAGGGGGGAACCTTAAACGAGGAACTATCAGATGAGGTTGTTGATACGTGGGGCTTTATCGGGGATGAATCATACGACGGGAAAGTGAAAGACCAAATTTCTATCCGAAGATTGTTTATCCCCCGCCCTGATTACACTTTAGTAGGATTTGATTATTCTCAAATGGAGGTTCGGGTATTTTTAGATTATTTCCGTAACCCTGATATTGATGCTTTACTAAAGAAAGAAAATGTGGATTTCCACGGTGAGGCGGCTACGTTAGCGTTTGGGGTAAAAGAGGATGATTCTGAGTATAAATACTACCGTCAAATGGCAAAAGCAATTACCTTTGGAACTATTTACGGAATAGGCGCACGTAAGCTTGGGGTTCAGCTTGGAGTAAGTATGGCGCAAGCAACTGCGTATAAGAGGCAATATTTTCAAGGTTTGAGAGGGTCTAAACAATTCTTTGAAAAAGTTGTACGGGTTGTGAGTAGCCGTGGCTGGATAAAGAATAGGTACGGTCGTTTATACGTTGTTCCTAAAGATTTAGCTTATAAAGGCGTAAACTATCTTGTGCAAGGTACTAGTGCGGATATTCTTAGTGAGAGAATGATAGAAGTAGATAAATACCTAGCAGACAAGAAAAGTAATATCTTGGTGCAGGTTCATGATGAAATTATTTGTGAAATACATAAGGACGAATTTAAGGACGCACCACGACAGATACAAGATTTATTACAACAGAATTCGTTAGGTATCCCGCTAGAGGTTGATGTTGAAATGTGTTCTCCTTCTTGGGCTAATAAATATACTTGGCCTCCAAAGGAGTTTGCGTTGACAGAGTTACCTAAACCTGTTACAATTAATGACTATATAGATTGGAATTAAGGAGAAGAAAATGGCTAAAGTTGGATTGAAATTAGGGTTTACTTTCAGAGTTGGCCCTCTAGACACCAATCAGTACGCACGTATTGATTGTGAAGTACATGACATTGATACCGATATGGATATCCCCACACAGCTTGAAGGAACTGAACTTGCATTAGGACAAATGTGGGCGCACGTTCGAGATGAAGTAGATAAGAATATTGATGAAGTACTGAATGAAGGCTCATCGAAATGAGTCACGGGAAAGAGCTAACCAGAGCAGTGGTTCTTGAGCAAGTGTTAGCGGAACGGGAACTCCAAGATTTAAAGTGGGGGGATCAAACCTTCAATTCTGATGATCATTGGACAGTTATCCTAACAGAAGAACTTGGGGAAGTGGCACGAGAAGTGTTTGAAAGTAGAGAAACTGACATGTATAACGAAATTATTCAATGTGCGGCGGTTTGCTTTGCGTGGGCAGAAGCCTGTAACAACCGTAAAAAACAATTACCTAGGGGGGTTTAGATGGAGACAGATTCTGAGAAAGTTATTGAAGGTTTACTTAAAGATAAGAAACTAAATCTGTTTCGTGGAGATGATAGTGCTTTTGAATATTCTAGAATACCTTTCAACATTCCAGCCCTCGATAGATTAACGGGTGGGGGAATAGCGAAGAAGCGTCTAACTCTAATCTATGGGCCGACTAACGTAGGTAAGTCTTATCTAGCGTCACAAATCTGTGCTAATGTTTTAAAGTCAGGCGGACAGGCAGCTTGGATTGATACAGAACTATCATGGGATTCTGATTGGATGGCACGATGCGGTGTAGATACGGCAAAAATCATCGTAGGGCAACCCGAAAGCGGAGAAGAAGCAATGGATACCATACGCACCCTACTGGATGCGTCCTTTGATTTAGTAGTATTAGATAGTATTGCTGGTCTCGTACCCCATAAAAATTTAGAAGAGGACTTCTCATTTAATCCAATGGCGTGGCAAGCACGTTTTGTGAACTCTTCATTACCTAAAGTTCTTCCAAGTTTATCTAATGGTGGAGCGTTGGTAGCCGTCAATCAAGTTCGTAGTAGTATCGGCCCTGTGGCATTAGATAATATGCCCGGCGGGTTAGCGCAATCGTTCTTCGCACATGCACTTTTGCAGGTACGTCGTAAAGGTTGGATAGAGGAAAATGGTACGAAGGTAGGCTTTGACATGGAAGTTAGATTACGTAAAACTAAGATCGGTGGAGAAAATTGGAACTCTGCGGCTGTACCTTTTAGAGTGGATGGGGGGATAGATATTTTAGAGAGCTACATTAGAGAAGCTTTAAATAAGAAACTAATTACACAAGCGGGGCCATGGTATACTCATAAAGAACAAAAGTATATGGGTCTGAACGGGTTAAAGAAAAGCTTCCTAGAAGATGAACAATTACTAGAGGAACTAAAAAATAGTGTTACCTAGAGACTATACTGACCAAGAGAATATAATTGCTGACTATTTATCTGAATGGGGTATACGTCACGAAACGCAAGCACCCTTTCCACCGTACACGGTAGATTTCTATATACCTGAACTTAGTATGGTAATTGAAGCGGACGGTGTGTATGGACATTTGGGTAAACGAGATAGAATACGAGACCGGAAACTAATAGAGACCGGAGATATACAAATCGTGTTACACTGTAAAGAAACAACTAAAAGTAAGATAAAGGAATTTCTATGGCGGGAATTAAACAAATTGGCACAACCACAGGGATAAAAAAGAAAACTACAAAACGTAAGTCTAGTCCTAGAGTTAGTAATCAAGATAAAGATTTCCTCAAGATGTTAGATGAACACTTAAAGGGTAAGATGTCTCCGCATCGTGGGCAGGTGTTTTATCCTTCCGCATTAGGTAGTACCTGTGATAAGTACCTCTATGCATCTTTTAATGGTTTTCTTCCATGGGAAGATTTAGACCCTAGAGTGAAACGTATCTTTGATACAGGCTCGTCGCTAGAAGATCGTATGGCTAAATATTTTACAAAGATGAATATTCTTATCGCTCGTGAGCAGCCGTTAAAGTTAGCGTCTCCTCCTATTAGTGGGCGATTAGATTTCTTGTTACGTCATCCCACCAAAGGGGAAGTGGTGGTAGAACTAAAGTCAATTAATGATAAAGGATTTAACGATCTAAAAAGTTCTCCTAAACAAGATCATTTTATTCAGCTACAAATTTATTTAAACTTACTAAATAAAGATTATGGAATTGTACTGTATGAAAATAAAAACGACCAAAAATTGAAAGCTTTTAAAGTACAGCGAGATATAAAAGTTTGGGAAACTTTGTTGGAACGATGTATAAACATTATGAATATGTCAGAGTTACCAGCTACTTGCACTGGAGATGTTTGGTGTAAATGTAAAGGGATAGATACCCGCGGATTAGCTGTAGAATATTAAGGAGTAAAAGATGGTTAACTATAAAGAGGGTGAAAAAACTACGGGGTGGACTCCAATGAAAGCATTGGGTAATGTTCGACGTAGATTGAAATCTGATTTACAAGTTTCTTCTTTTGATGTCGATATTTCTAATCTTCCAAAGTTACCTTTAGGCGATTATGCTACTACTTCAAACGAAGGTCTGGAAAGTTATTTAGCTATGTTTGGTGGATATACAAGTTATCTTGAAGCTGAAGTGGCAAAACTTGACAGTACCCTGTCCGCTTTACAAGCGGCGTTTGACGATGGGATAGCTAAGGCTATGAATAATATAGCGACAGAGCGTGAAGAAGCGGGGAAGAAAAAGCCAACACGAGAAGAATTACGTGGGGAAGCCTTGAACTCTTACCCACAATTATGGGAGTTACGTAAGGAAGTTATTGAAACGGAAGCGGCGGTGAAGCAGTTGAGTGGGACACTTAAAGCTTATGACAAAGCTTACGCCTCAGTGTCACGGGTCGTGGGTCTCCGAACAATGGGAGAGCGTCCCAGATGAATTATTTAGGTTTAGATTGTTCTTCAAAGGCAGTTCACGGGGTAATTGTAAATGACGAGGAGGGGATAGTTTCTAAATTGAAATTTCATTCGACCCCTAAAGATTCTTTTGATAACAGACTTTTTCAAATATTTGATAATTTTTCGGTGTACTTAGAGAACGAATTAGAGTATAATGATATACAATGTTCTGCAATTGAAGCAGCCATATATATCCAAAACGCTCGTACCACCATGGAAATTTCTGGGGTGGTTAGTGTTGCGAAATATTTGTTGCACACTAAAGGAATTCTTTGTTATCCTGTTGATAATAGAAGTTGGAAAAAACAAATTTTAGGTAAGGGTAATGCAGGGAAACCAGACATTAAAAATTTTGCGGTAGAGAAGTGGGGAGATATTTTCCCCGAACAAGATTATGCTGACGCTGCGTGTATCGCACTGTGGGCTAAAAGGCAAGGAGAAGTCAATGGCGGATAAACCTGTAACTTTTTACATGAATACGAAGGCGGTTCCGGAGGCCCCCGTGTATGAGGATAAGTTCCCAGAAGGAACCACGTTAGAAGATTTAAAGCAAGAACACGGGGTTGTAGTGTGGTGTAAGTATTTAGCGTGTATAAATAATAAACAATTTAAAGATACCCAAAGAACTACGGGGGCATTACGAAAGAACAGTAGCTATAAACCTATTGGTGTAAAAGACAATGTTTGGGAAGGGGTTTGCACAAGAGATGAAATTGGGGTGGGGTTTCAAGAATTTTTTTCTAATGGGGCTAAATTTAAAGTACCTATGTGTTTCAATGCGGCTACTAATAAGACAGGCTACATGGATTTTAGTAAAATGTTACAATCAAACGGTACGCCATATGGAGGCAATATTGATTCTCAATCTCCAGAGCATGGAACTGAAGCGTTTGGAGTACACTAATGCCTAGAATAATATCACCGGAAGTTCGATTAGAAGCTATGGGTTTGTATGTTTCTGGGGAGCATTCAGCGAAACAGATTACCCAAAAACTTTCAGATAAGTTTGGGGTATCCCTTACTATCTCCACAATTTACGCATGGTCAAAAAAATTCAATTGGGATGAGAAACGTTTGGAAGTGCAGAGTGTGGGATCGAATGCAATAATGGAAACGGAAAGTCAACGCTTTGCGAGATTGAACGCAGATCATTTAGATATTTATGGAAAAATTAGAGAGAAAGCAGAAGATGATTTAGAGGGATTAGAGTTTCACGACGCAGGAACTGCCGCTAGAACAATTGATATGAGTATCCAAGGGGAACGTGAAACTATGAAGGGATTGATTAATATTCAATTTGTTCAAGATGTCTTAAATGTTTTAGTTGAGGAAATTTCTGACGCTGAACTTATTGGGCGTATAGCCGCACGGTTCCAAGGTATTATTCAGCAAGAGGGAGCCGCTAAATAATGGCGTTCCCCAGCACAAAACGTGAAGATATAACAGTTTTAGATGCGTTACAAAAATTATCGGAAGGGCTGACAGGGACACAAAAAGCTGACGTTGGAAGCTTTAGAGACTTTGTACGAAATGTTTGGTCACTAAGTTATGATCGACCGGAGTTATTTAATGCGTGGCACGTAGATATAATTACAGATGACATAGAACGTGCAATTGCAGAAAATAAAAACTATGTTGCTATCCTTCCACGGTTTCATTTTAAAAGTACTTTGTTGGGACACGCCTTCAGTGTGTGGCGATTGCTGAAAGCTAAACGAGATACCTCTATTTTATATCTTTCATATAGTGACACTATGGCACGGTATCATATTTCTGAAATAAATAAGACAGTACAACGCAACCCGATTTTAATGGATTGGTTGAAAGCAAAAAATACTCGTGCGGAATTTCAGTTTAGGTACACTCTCAACAATAAACCAGTTGAAATTTTACATGGTGGATTGTTCTCGTTTAAAAGAGGGATGCACGTTAATGGGGCGTTGATCGCTGATGACATCCTTAGAGACCCAGAAAATCCGTTACAACTGGGTGAGATGAATAAAATTGAAGATCACTTTATGACAGAGACGATGTTCATACCAAATAGAAATACCCCTGTTATAGTACTTGGAACGCCGATGTTACCAGATGATATTCTGGCTAAGTTACAAAGAGACCCACGGTTTATTTCACGAGTGTTACCTGCGCTTGACCCTACCCCTACAAGGCGGGTTCTTATGCCCGAACTGTATTCGGAAGATTGGTTGTTGGCGCAACAATCGGCTCGCCCAAAATCCTTTGCCTCAGAGTTTCTTCTTCAACCCTCCTTTCAAACAGAGTCTTACTTTAATCGGGAGGA